CAAAGTAGCGTACGGCGGACGTGGTGGTAGCAAGAGTGAAAAAATTGCTAGAGCCTTGTTAATACTAGCATTAAACCCTATAAACATTTTTAATAAAAAAGCTATTAGAATACTCTGTGCTAGGGAGTATCAATCTAGCATTACTGACTCCGACCATAAAATCTTTAGCGACATTATTAATTTTTACGAACTTCATTCTTATTTTACAATTACCAAATCGTCCATTAAAACCGTAAACGGAAGCGAGTTTATTTTTAAGGGAATTAGCAATGATCCGTTGCAAAACAAGTCTACGAGCGGAATTGATATTTGCTGGGTAGAAGAAGCGGAAAAAGTGTCAAGTGAAAGCTGGAATTTTCTAACTCCAACGATAAGAAACGAGGGAAGCGAGATCTGGGTGAGTTTTAACCCTAACGACAAAAACGATCCGACTTATAAGATGTTTGTCGAAAATCCCCTGCCAGATACTATTGCTGTTAAGGTCAATTACTACGATAATCCATATTTTGATAAAAGTCCTATTAAAAACGAGATGCTTTACGACAGAGAGCACAACCCCGAACTTTATCAAAACAAATGGCTGGGTGAGGTTAAACAATTAAGTGATGCCCTAATTTTCAAAGGTAAATACAAGATAAAAGAATTTGAAACCCCCTCCACTGATAAGATACAAGATAACAGGTTTTTCTTTGGTGTCGATTTTGGTTTTAGTAGCGATGCCTTCGCAGTGGTGAGATGTTTTATTGTAGATAGTGAGTTATTTATTGATTACGAAGCTGGCGGGGTGCATATACCCACTATTGACTTATATAAATACATTGATAAAATACCTGAAAGCAAAAAGTGGTTAATTTATGGCGATAGCTCCAGACCTGAAACAATTAACCATATAAAGATGACTGATGGCTATAATATACACCCTTGCGAAAAATGGAAAGGTAGTGTAGAAGACGGTATCGAGCATTTGCGAGGCTATAAACAGATAAATATTCATCCACGGTGCAAAAATTTGATTGACGAATTTAGTTTATACTGCTATAAGGTAGATAAGACTACGGGCGAGGTGTTGCCGATCATTGTAGATAAATACAATCACTATATCGATGCACTCCGCTATTCATTAACAAACAGGATCAAGAAAAAAGTTGGTTTTGGAATAATCAATTATTAAAATGTTTAATATTTTTAAAAAAAAAGAGAATAAGAGTTGCAATTATGCAATTGGCAACGGCTTTGACAATACTTATAGCTTTACAAGCAATTACAACGAAGCTGTTAGAGTTTTTACCGATGCCTATTATCATTGCAACCCTGTTGCTGTTGCCGTTAATATTATTGCTGATAACATTGCTAACTTGCCAATTACAACCACTGATAAGAAAAACCAATTTAATCACGATGCCGATATTATTACAAAACTAGCAACCCCCAATGGAGACCAGACATTTTCTAGGTTCATAAAAGAATTAATATTGTATTATGTAGTCGCAGGAAATGCTTTTATCGATGTTAATAAGCTTGGCTCAACTTTTGAATTAATATTGTTAAAACCGCAGAATATTACAATTAGCGATGTTAATCTTAACGGCAAGGCTAACACTATATCTTATACCCCTAATGGTAGTAATAGTCAATTTTATCAAGAGTATATCTATAATGCAACAAATAAAAATTATCAAAGCAAAGACGGTAACCACATTTTGTTACATTTTAAGAATAACAACTTAACCACTATTGACCAACAACTAGGTATTTCTTTGTTAATGTCGGCTCAACTAGAGATTAGCCAATATATCACGGCTTCGGTGCATAACAATGCCACAATTAAGAATGGTTGCCGACCATCATTATTATTCTTGATTAAAAATGCACTAACAGGCGATCAAATACAAGGTGTTAAAGATACAATGCAACAAATAGCAGGGGCGAGCAACTCTGGCAAGCCTTTTGCCTTAACTGGAGATGCAACTGTTGAAAAAATTAGCGAAAATATTAAGGATATGGACTTTGGGATGCTAAAAAAAAGCACGGAAAATCAAATTAGTAAATGTTTAAGGATTCCGCTTCCGCTGATTAACGAAGATAATATGACCTATTCTAACTACTCTTCCGCTCAGGTTGCTTTATATGATAATTGCATTCTACCAATTGCCAAAGATTTATTTGATTTTCTAAACTCAAAACTTTTACCAATTTTAGGTGAAACAAATTATAAATTGACAGTCAATACTGCAAAAATCAAAGCAATTGAAAGCAGAAACATACAGACGGCACTAACTTACCAACAGCTAAACAGTTTATCGCTAAACGAATTGAGGGCTTTAATAGGTTATGAAACTGCGGATAATGGAGATTTAATCTACCGAGCTAATAACCTAGTGCCAATTGCAACAGACAATTACACTGGCGACAATATAACTAATGAAAAATCTTTTTTTATTAACTTGCTCTTACAACAAAAAGAATACAGTGAAGACAAAATAAAACAATTAGCCAACACTTATTTTGATGAAAGCAAAAGAGATTAACGAATTAAAACTACCGCTGGAGGCTAAACTTTCTAACAAGATTTACAAGGTATTCAAAAACCAATCAAATGATGTTGCTAGATTATTTTTAGTCGATAAGCTAAATTACACGGAGCTTGCTGATAACTACCGCCCCGAGATGTTAAAAGAGGTTAGGGATGGGTTAAGAATGTCAATTGGTGTCTTTGGTTATTCTTTGCGGAATAGTATTGAAAAACAGTTTAATGTCGCTTTTAAATCAATTGATAATAGCGAATTTGACGAGGTAAATCGACAGTTAGAATTAGATTTTACTTTATTCATTGCAAATCAAGGTGAAAATCAAGCTGATTTAATTACAAATACAAGTGCTAAAGAAATCGATAATGTCGTTGCTAGACAAACACAGATAAAAGCCGAAGAAATATCTTTGTTGATAAGAGAGCAAAACGAACTATTGCAATTAAATAGCAATCCTAAAAGAATAGCTCAAATTGAAATGATTGTTAGAAATGCTAAAAAAGACATAGCAAAGAATATCAAGATTAATTTGCTTGGAAATGCTAAGTCAAGAGCAAGACTAATTGGCGAGCAGGTTGTCGGTATTGGCGAGGCTTATTCAAGAGATACTGAAGCTAATGTTGTTAATAATGCTAAGATTAACACAAATCGAGGGACTATGTCAATTAATAAGATTTGGGTTGCAATTCTTGACAAATCAACAAGGGAAGCTCATATGATTGCAGACGGTCAAGAAGTCAATACCAATGATAAATTTATTGTGGACGGCGAGAGCTTAAACTACCCACGAGATCCCAACGGAAGCAGTGCAAATACTATTAGATGTAGGTGTGTTGCTATTTACGATAAAAAATATTTCAATTAATATTGACCAAACTAATTTTTAATTATAAACATTATAAAATATGCCAATAGCACCAAAACAAGCACAAGAAAATGCAAAAAGAGGACTTGAACTAAGAGAGAAATGGGAAAGGGGCGGAACTGCCGTGGGAGTTGCAAGAGCAAGAGATTTATCTAATGGGGCTGATTTAAGTTTAAGAACTATTAGTAGAATGGCGAGTTTTAATAGACATAGACAGAATTACCAACCTGACAAGAGAGAGAATGACGGCGGACCAACCGCAGGAACTATTGCTTGGCTACTGTGGGGCGGAACCGCTGGTATTGATTGGGCTATTAATTTTAATAATGTTTATAATTAAAAATTAGTTTTGTCAATATTAATTGAAATATTTTTTATCGTAAATAGCAACACATCTGCATCTTATAACATTTGCACTGCTACCATTAGGATCTCGTGGATAGTTTAGGCTCTCACCGTCTACAATAAACTTATCATTCGTTTTTATCTCTTGTCCGTCTGCAATCATATGAGCTTCCCTTGTTGACTTGTCAAGAATTGCAACCCAAGTTTTATTAATAGACATAGTTCCTCTATTAGTTTTTATCTTAGCATTATTAACAATATTAGCCTCAGTGTCTCTTGAATAAGCTTCGCCAATACCTATAACCTGCTCGCCGATTAGTCTTGCTCTTGACTTAGCATTATCAAGTAAATTAATCTTGATATTCTTTGCTATGTCTCTCTTAGCATTT